GATTGCATCAGCCAGTTCTGCGAACTTTTCACTGCTCTCCACCGCGCTCTCGATCAGGTCTTTGAACGTATCAGTCTCTTTAATCTCCTCCAGGATTGCATCGGTGATATCGGATACATCAATGCTGGCCTGCCCGCGCACCCAGTCGGTCCATCCACTCTGATTCCCGATCCTGTCGACAAGCCGCGCCTGGTACCAGAATTCCTGCCCCGCCTTCAGCCCCATCTGTTGATAAAGTTTCTGCGGATACGGTACAGATGCCAAAAGCATCGGATTCGAGCCGTTAGCGGCAATGCTGTATTGCAGCTCAGTGCTCAGGGTGTCGCCGGTATTAACCGGGAATCCCCAGGTGACGTTGATTCCGAATACGACGTCTTCGGAGGCCTTAAGCCCGACAGGTTTGGGTACCTCACCGGTGCGGCCGGTAAGATGGGTCAACGCAGACGTGCCCCAAAGGCTGGACGCTCCCCCAGAGTTAATCGCACGGACGCGCACAAGGTAATCGCCCTCGAAGATGCCAGGCACTTCGATATTGCGAAGACCGGTCTCCGGTACGTTAACCCACTCATTGTCGCCGCGCTTCCACTGCACCCGATAGGCTATGACATCCGCCTGTGGTTTGCCGTTCTTGTCGACCGGCGCATCCCAGGATGCCGTCAGGGTAGCCACTCGCTGCCCCTGGCGCACTGCGTCATAGCTCGCTACCACGATATTGGTCGGCTGGTTGACGAGGCCGGTTGGTATCAGACTAATTGGCGGCGTGTCCAGGCGGGCATTGTTATCGACCGCATCATATTTTGATGCGTTATATTCGGCCCCGGTGATAGTGAAGGTGTTTTCTTCATCATCAAATCTCAGGTTCGTAACGCGGAAGTATTGCAGGCGCAACTGCCCTGCATCGATGACGAATACAGCGTTAGGTAATGGCTCTGCCGTGAAAGGCGTGGCGATCACCAGCTGCGTGCCGTTTACGGCCTGGATCACCCTGCTTTCGACGGTACCGCCCCGTGTGCGGATCATCAGTGTGTCACCCGCAACGGCACTGGTTCCCCGATCGGTTGTCACAGCCTTCAACCCGGCGTTATATCCGGTTATACGCCCGCCATAAACACGCCCTGAAAGGCGTTCGTCAGCAAATGCAAACACGGTACCCGGCACGTAGACATAGCCATCAAGCCCGGTCTGTAGCGTAATAATCCTGTCGAGTGAGTTGGAATACACCGCCCATCCGCCGCGCCGCTGAGCCTCACTCTCGCGGGTACAGCCGATCGCAGTGATTTGCGTCTGCTTAAACTTGAACTGTTTAACCAGGTCCGGGAACATCACTGCTGTTGTGCGGTCCTGATAGTGATTGTCAGGGTCGCTGAAGTTAATCAGCGCGCTGGAGAAGCGGGTCTTTTCACTGCCGCTCGAGTAAACCGGTTTGCCCACCACCGAAGCGCGGGTAAGGATTTGCAGCTTCGACGTATCCGCCGGCATGTCCGAGACAACATTGAACATATTGTTGCCCCAGAACGTCATGCCATTGAACCCTGCGGCGATGTCTTTGATTACCTGCCACGCATCAGCCTGCGACTGGATGTAGACATCAAACATGAAGCGCGGCTCGGTACCGTCGCCACCCTTCCCGTCAGGTACTTTCTGATCGCAACGCTGGGCAATACGGTAAAGCTCCCATTTGTCCAGCATCTGCGCCGTGACGCGTCGTCCAAGTCCGAAACGCGGCTCAGTGAGCACATCGAACCAGATCCATGCTGGGTTATTCGTCCAGCCCCACTTAAACGTCCCGTCCCATGTGCCGCTATAGGTTCGGGCTATCGGATCGTAATTCGAAGGGATGCGGATAATGCGCCCCTTAGGTTTACAGGAAACCTTCGGGATATCGTTGAACGATTTGGCGTTGAACGACACATACAGCAGCGCCGTATGGGGATAACGCAGGCGCGCATCAATCACCTCAGTGATTGCCTGTACCTGCGTTTTGTTCTGCAACATCTGGCTGGTGCTGTCGTCGGTGTCGCGGACCACGCGAATCTGCCAGCCTGTACTGGCTTTCGGAAGATTAATGCGATGGGTCAGTTCATAGAGAGAACTGAGTTTCTCTGTCACGGTTCTTGTCATGACCGTAGAGAACGCACCACCATCTACAGCAAGATCGATATGGTACTTTACGGTAGTGCCGACAATATCCCCGTCGTTTTCCTGCTGCTGCAAACCCGGAATACCAATGCGAACGAGCACAGCGTCAATCTGGGTGTTACTCAGCGCGCGCGTCCAGGGCGTGGCTTTTGTCAGAGATACGCCAACCGTAGTTTCGTTCTCCACTGCGGGAAAACCCGGAATCGGCGTCTGGGTCTGTGTTCCCGGCCGAAATTCCCAGGAAACATTCTCAAAGTTCATCGTACCGTCGGCGTTTCCCAGCGGCGTACCGTCCAGGAAAATGCTGGTCGCATCCAGACCACCAGCAAACTCACCTTCCCCGAGCGCCAGCAGCATGCGGCAGCGCGCCATTGACTGTGCCGAATCAGGTTGTTCTACAGGTGTGTGCTGCTTCTGGCTGCCACCCTTTGCACCAGTGATCGCTTCCATATTACATCCATAAAAAAAGCACCCGACTGGGTGCTTGATATTCAGAAAGGAGTTATCAGATGTCTTCGGCGACTATGCCAGCGCTGATGATGGCGCCGCCAATCTCGCGCTCACCATAGAGAAGCGCGACCGGGTTACCCATCGCAAGGGTATTCACTGAGCCGCCGAAGGCATAACTGGGCTTGTTGTCCGGGTCATCGCGACCCTGTAACCCTTTGGGCTGGGGAGAAAGCATCTGGTAGATGCCGCCGGCCATCATACCGATGCCAGCAGAAATCATGGCTCCGCCTACTGGTGTAGCCCAGCTGTACGAAAGGCCTGTCACCACGATACCCGCGACGACCATTACAGCGCCAAGGATCGTCTGGAATAATCCTGCTTTTTTTGCCCCCTCCATTACAGGAGCAATACGAATATCGCTGTCACCACCCAGCTCCTTGAAATCCTGTTCTCCGATGTTGCGTTTGCCACGAAACACCGCGAAGGTCATGCCGTTTTTTTTGGCATTCATCAGAAAGCTTTCCAGTCCGTCGAAGTTGATACACAGAGCTTTGACAGCTTCGGCAGATGTCTGCACTGCCAGCCGGTGAACGCGCCCAAACCGGGCGCCCAGTGCGCCATACAATCGAATCGTGGTTAAACGCGCCATGGCTTTATCTCCTGTGGCAAGTTTTTGTGACGAACGCAGATCATCGTGCGGTCTTTGAAATAGCCTCTGGAATATGGGGTAATGCATGAAGGCTGGCCGTAAAGATGGTGGAGTAGTTCACCTTCTTCAGTGATGATCCCCGCGTGGTTCCACTTAGCGGATTCAACCTGCATGATTACCATACAGCCTGGTGCCGGATCGCACTCGACGAACCCTTCCCGCTCCCAGTTTTCGAAATAGAGGTTGTCCGGGTACTGGCTTTCCCACCATGGGTAATCGACGCGAAAATCGTTCAGCGTGACGCCCTGGATGGCATGCCAGTCCATAATCAGACCCCAACAGTCATTCGAGCCCAGGATAAACGGACGCCCAATAAGCGGCACCGCCTCCGGCATTATCTCGGCGTATTCATCGCTGTCAGGTGAGTAAATACCCCAGATCACGCCGGAGTTGTTGCACTGCTGGCGGTCCAGATCGGACGGAATAGGCCGGGCACCGTCGCCCGGGTGGGAGTGGATGACGCGAATAATCGTCCCGATATCTTCGGCGTTAGCCCAGTGCTCGCCGTCGATGCGAAAATGCTCTGTCGGAATTTCGTGCGTATTCGGCACAGGAATGTAGCGCTGGCGACGGCCAGACTGAATAACGAAGCCACAGCACTCACGCGGGGATTCATCCAGTGCATGCGCCCGGATAGCTGCCATTATGGTTTTATTCATTGGTACGTCCGGTTATCGGATAAAGAGAACGGTTGCCGGGAAGCCACCAAAATCGAGGATTGCCGCGTCAGGGTCTGCCAGGCCAGCGCCAAATCGTTTGCGGCAGTCACTGAGGCAACCGCCACATACATCAAGGGCAGGGTCTGATACCGGATTCCCTTTCGCGTCGAAATACGCAGTGCCGTTATAGGCGCATCCATCGCCGCTACGATACTGAACGCGCAGCGCCCATTCACAAAGCGATGTGATCTGTCGGGTGGGGATCACAAGGCTCTGCAAATCGGCTGGGCTGCTGAGTGCCCAGGTGATCACCTCATCGTCTTCGGAGGTTTTGGTGTCAAGCCAGAAGGTCTGAAGTGTGAACATTGACGAATCAGCTGTAGGGTTTACGCCACCAGGGTAATTCACAGCATCGAGATAGACCGCATAGGTATCGATAATGCTCACCCTGGCGTTAACCATGTCCTTAAATTGCAGGCACAGCGCAGTGATATGGCCGTCAAGGTTTGAGACACTGAGAGTGGGCTCCGCCGCCTGGTCTGTTGAAAGCTCCAGGCCTGAAACCTGAAACGGCCAAAAATCGTAGGTATTGCCACCGAAGACGATTGGCTTGGGTCCAAGCCTTTCTTCATCTCCATTGGCAGCATCAATTTCTTCCGGTGTATGGGGGAAAGGTGCGTAGTGGAATCGGTGAATCCCGCCACTGAATTCTGAGGCGTCAACTTCAACCAGGCGTACTCTGCCACCCGGTGCCAGCATCGCCGCCTGATCGACTAATGCCATTATGCATACACTCCGTAAGCCCGTTTGATGGTGAACGTCAGCTCAGCAAACTTGCTGCTGATCTGATTTTTCCGTACGGAATCGGCGACTACCCGATAAAGCCCCTTCGCTTCGCCGGGCGGCGTGATGATAAAAGCTTTAACGGTATGAGCCAGGAGGAAATCACGAATACTGTTCACCTCCGTTTCGGTGCCGGTATGCTTCATTGGCACCTGAATAGCAGTAGAGTTAATGCCATTATCAGCAACCTGCTCATAGCCATCACCGAACTGCGCAGCGCGCACCGTTTGACTATATTCAATCGCCCCAGCACCGAGCTGCGAGCGCCAGCTGTATGTTTCAACTGCCATATTTACTCCATAAAAAAACCCGCCGAAGCGGGTTATATAATTCAGTATTGGTCGGCAGAAAAACCGCCTCTTAGCGGATTCAGTTATTCGATATGATTCGGATGTAGTGTGAAGTCGCCACGAGAGCCTGAAGCGAATTTCCGCCTGTAGCACATAACGTTCTGGAATCGTACTCTCGAGACCAGTGGCATAACCAATTCTCTAGGTCATCCACTGAATAATCCTTACGAGCCAAACCCTCTGCGATGGTTACGACCTCATCACTGGGTGCTGTAAGCTCATATCCATTCAGCAACAGGAATACGTAACCAGCCATCATGGCAGTGCGTTTGTTTGCATTTGCGAATGGATGATTCTGGATCAGGCTTTCAATTAGCACAGCAGACAGACGAAACATATCGTCTGTCTGCTCATAATATCGAATGGTACTTGGTCGTGACTGTGAAGAACTGAGGTTATTCGGATTCAGGACGCCTATTGGTTCATTTGGCGTCTGAGTCTCGATCAGAGACCTGTTGATGAAAACGATATCGTCAATGGAAAGATAATTGACTCCTTCAACATACTCTATCGTCATCCGTTTTTACTCAGACCTTTGAAAGTTCTTCCATCGCCTTCTCGTAACGAGCAAATCCAAATTCAAAGGCATTTTTAACTTGACCAGTATGTGAACATGCTTCGCTGATCGCTGCACGAGGTTTCGCCACTGTGGATTTGTCACGAGGCGGAATGTACAAGCGATCTGCCTTTTTTAATGCGTGACCCATGATTATCACCCTCATGCACGTTTGGCAGTGCTTTCTCAAATTGTAGGATGCAAACACATCCAAATAATTCATGACCACTCTTAGTGGTTGAGGACAATTTAATACCATTCTTCTTATTTGAGCAATGGGTCTATGTCTGAAGATGGATGCACGTTCGACGACATTTCCGAAGCACTTAAAGCACGTTGAAATCAGTTTCACCGAAGTTACCTCTAAGGTGATTGCAGAATCACAACATGATCGTGCAAAGTTGCAATACGTTCCAATGCGTTTCAATCTGTACCAATGCGCACAAATAGCACTTTTTGCACAAAAACAGTGTCCAGATAGCAATGCACCAACCAAAAGATTGCTGTAGTATTTCGCCCCCTTTGAAAGTGACGCTCAGATTTCAACCAACAAGACCGAGTCTTACGCCGACAAAAAAGCCCCGCATCTGCGAGGCTTGTTGGGCTATAGGCCCGGGAGGTCTTGGTTAGTGGTTAAAATGCGGTTGGGTAAATCCCAAATTCTGAACCAGAGCCGTAACCTATCCTGTAAGTTAATACCTTACCTTCGATTACTTTACCTGCCTGCTCACTCATTCCCCCACCACACATTCCTTTTGGCCACGCGCTGAAGATGTGATCCCCCAAGGTGGGGTAGATTGTGATTTTTTGTTCAGGGTCAAGATCGGCAACTTCACGCCCATCGACATAAACCCTCGTCAAACAAGCACTCCCCACATAACCAGAGTCACGTTTAATCACAACCTCCCCGGTGCCAGCCTTTTTCGTGAAGAGAGTGTTATCAAGAATTTGTTTTGCTGGCGCTGGCTTAGCCTGCTCAGTTGAAATTGGCTTGGTGGCACACCCAACCAAAGCGATGATACCCATAACCAAAATAAGTTTCTTCATGTCCCTATCTTCCCTCGGTGAAAGCTCGGACTAATCCTAACAGCATTCAGACAAAGGCAAAACCCGCAGAAGCGGGCTACCTGCCTTTACTAAAGTTGTAGATCATGCCGCCTGGCTTGAGGTGCTTCTGGATAACCTGCAACGCAGCGTTCTGCATTTCATCAGCAAGGGCACGCCCCATGGCATCCCCTGAACTGGAAGACTGAACAGTTGCAGAGCCACCAGCATCAACGTTAACGGTGGTATTAATAACCGGAGCCATACCGCCACCGCCCTGGGCGCGTACGCCCAACCGCCCGGCAGAATCACGAGTTAGTGGCATGATTGCTTCAGCTCCGGCCTCTGCGAATACACCGCCCTTCGCAAACTTGGACGCCCCCTGGAAAGTAAAATACTGGGGGGAGTCGTATACCCCATTGACGTACTTACTGAGCCCGGGCGAATCATAGACACCGCCTTTAGCGTTAAAAGTTACGCCAGCGGCAGCGTTCGCGTAAGCTCCCCCAGGTGTGCTCCCGCCTTTGCTGCCACCGCTTATCCAGCCCATCGCGGCCTGTACTGTATAGGCCACTATAAGTTGGTTGGTTATCTCAAGGATCATCTTGAGCATAGATTTGCCGAACTCTTTAACTGACGCGGTGCCAGTTGTCATCAGCTCAGTCAGCATGTTGCTCAAGCCGGTCAGCGTGGAACTGGCAACGTTCTTAACGGCGTCGTAAGTGTTAGTGGCCGCATCCAGATATTCATTCCAGCCACTTACCGCACCTGCTTTCCAGTCGCCCCGTAATTTGTCCTCTTCGGCATAATATTTCCTTAGAGCCGCCAGTTCTTTTTTATAACCGGCATCGTCAAGATTACCGCCACCGTTGAGCCAGCCCTGGCGAAGCTGCGCCTCTTCCATCATGCGCTGCGTTTGCCGACTGCTGAGGCCTGCACTATCACGCAATGCCTCGGTTTTTTCCGACATCTGCGTGACGTATTTATTGGCCTGCTGCGCCAGGCCATTAATTTTCTGCTGCGCCTCTACTTCCTTGTTCTTCTGATCAACCACCTTGGCGGCGTTCAGAATCGCCTCACGGCTCGACAGTAAAGATTTTTCCTGAGCAGTCAGCGCGCGGGTTTTGGCAGCCTCATCCAATTCAGCAAATCGAGATTGCTGTTTACTGAACTCGGTATTTTTAGCGTGAGTTTCGCCAGTTTGTCGGAGGGTCTCAAGCGTTTCAGTTAACGTTCTGGCCTGGGCGCGGTAGTTCTCCAGGGTGCGATCGCCAGCTTCCAGAGTGGCTTTCGCCTCTTTGGTCTTTTTGGTTGAGTCCTGAGCAAGCTTCGAGACTGCATCTCTCGATTCGCGACTTGTTCCCCCTTCACCTGTCACTGCTGAGCCGCGAGCCTCACGTTCATATTTAGCCTGCGCGTTAGGATCGGTTACTCGCTTCCAGAGTTCGTTATAGCGTTTTTTATTCGCCTCAATTTCTTTGTCCGCTTCAGCCCCGGCCTTCTTCATGGCTTCTACATCCATGCCGAGGAAATTAGCCAGCGCCCCGCCACCAGGAATTTTCTCTGCCCAGCCAGCGATCGTGCCAGTGAATTTGGCGTCCAGTGAAGTAATGTTGAGGAAGAGGTCTTTAATCGAAGCTTTAACAAGTTCGAAGATATCGATGATCTGGTTTCCCCAGGCGCGCACGGTAACACCTATCTCACCAAAGGTGTCAGAAGCGCTCTTCTTGAGGCTTTCCCACGTTCGACCGATATTATCGGTCGCGTTGTTGGTCTCCTCTGCGCGCTTTGCCATGACGCCAGCAAACAGGTTAATGGCTTCGGTAACAGCCGCCTGCTCACCCTTCTGCTTACGAAGCTGGATAATGTGCTTAATCATGGCCTCATCAACGAAACCATATTGCTCATTGAGGCTGGCCAGCCCTTTAACCGGGTCGCTGACAATTTTGCCGAAGTCGGCCATTGCCGTTTTGGTATCGTTTCCGGCCTTACCCATGAGGGTGATGGTCGTTGCGATCTGCTTCATCTGGCTGGCGGTATATTTGCCAGTATCGTTCAGCGTAACCAGCGTATCGACGGTGGAACTGATCGATGTATTCGTCTTGCCGGCCACCTCCTCAGCAGCTTCGTTGAGCTGCTGCATTGAAGCAAAGCCAGCCCCTCCCATCATAATGACCGAGCGGGCCACCAGGTCGAATTGCTCTGATGAATTATATGCTGCGGCAGCCAGCAAGCCGATCGTGCCAATCAGACCACCAAGTGCGATCGTGGTTGGGTTAATCATGCCAGCCATGCTGCGGATGTATTCGCCGACGCCGGAAAGCGCCCCCTGAACCGAGCCGAACTGGTCTTTAATCTGCCCGCCCTGTTGCAGCAGGATCAGGAACGGCGACTGACCGCCAGCCAGTTGCGTGGCGATATCGGTGAACTGTGCCGGAAGCGTACGCATCGCTGCGCTGTACTGGCCAACGGAGATTCCAGCGCGCCGGGCAGCAGCTTCCTGCCGGGATAGCGCCTCCGGCAGAACGTCAGCGACACCAGAGAGGCGTTCACGCGTCTGGTTAAGGATTGTGTTGAAGTGCTCAAACTGAGCGCCGTTGATACGCCCGGCTTCGAAATGGGCTACCAGCTGTGCGTGCTGTTCATCCAGTGAGTTGAACGCACGGATTGTCGGGTCGATGGAACCCAGCAGGTTCTTTAACGCTGCGGACTGCTTCTCTGCTGCCTGGGTAGCGGCTAATTCGGCCTGAGCGCGCGCCGCGGCTTCTCCGGTATCGGTCAGCTTGAGACGGGTGTCGTCCAGGATTTTGTTGTAAGCCTGAAAGGTCTCGGTATCCAAGAATCCTTTGGCCTGAAATTTCCGCAGTGATTCTTGCTGCTCATCCAGGCGGTTTAAGGCCTTGGTAACCGGATCGATATTCTCCAGCAACCCTTTGAGCGCGTTCTGCTGCTCCTTGATACCTTCGCTGCCCTGTTTCGCAGATTCAGCACCAGCGCGGAACACACTATTCAGGTCATCGGCTTTATCTACGGCACCAGCAGCCGCCTCGCCGAGCCTATCCAGTTCATTGCTGGCTGTTTTCAGGTCGGATACATCGGCCCGCAAAGTAATCGAGGCGATTTGGTCAGTCATTATTTCGTCTCCTTATGCATTACTTTGAGAGCCTCGCTTTCCATAATCTGAAGGTCAGCCATGCAGGCCGCCGCATCCTCAACCCCGTGTAAATCGAACATCCAGGGGAGAACGTTATAATCAAGGCCGGTCGCACCGTTCGCGCCGACGCGCCACTGAGTCGCCAGCGCAGAGAAGATGGTGAAGGGCTTCCATACTGACGGTAGGATCCCCACCTCTTCCTCCACGTCCTCAGGCGTTAAACCAAAAGCGCTCAGTTCCGCGAGCGTCGGACCCGGCGTATACAACGCTGCGGCGACCTGCCTCAGTTTTTTTCGCGAATCCCCATCAGCTCTTTGGTGTATGCCAGACCGATGCTGTCGAACGCGCGTGGATAGTTCCGCAGGAGGACAATAACGTTTTCGCGGTTGAACTCGTCCGGCAGCGCCCATCCTTCGACAATTTCCATGAGGTAGTCGGCCTGCGGCTCGATAACATCCTTTTTACCTTCGGCGGCCTTTTGCATCTTCGCATCCATGGCACGCAGCTCTTCGAGCGTTTTATGGCGGAAAGTGAACGTCAGCTTGCCGTCTTCGGCTCCAGCACGCGGAATGCTCGCGGTCACAGAAAAAGTTGGGTTGGGGATCAGAGAAAATTTTGACATGGTTTTATCTCGTAATGGCCCAGATAACTGGGCCAGATTGGTTAGTTGACCGTGACAGTGCACGCAGCCGAAGTGATGGTTTTGCCCGCGGCGTCAGTGACTTCGCAGGTGTAAGAGCCAGCATCACCGGATGCCACAGATGGAATGTTGAATGTCGAGGCGGTTTTGCCCGGAATAGCGGTACTGCCTTTCTTCCATACGTAGGTGTAAGGTGCTGAGCCGCCCTTCATTACCACCGCCAGATCCAGCGCTGCACCTTCGGCAACCGACTTGGTGGCCGGCAGGTCAGTCAGGAACGCCAGCGGCGTCACGGATGAATCGGCGATCGGGTAAATCTGCATGTCCGATTCGAAGTTCATGCGCGCCTCGTTACTTTCCACGGCGTTGATTTCCGTGCGCGGCACGCGCTGGAACGATACTTTGGATGAGTAGAAACGATCGGCTTTGCCGCGTGGGTTATGGAACCAGATCGCCGTTGTGTCGCTGGAGTCATCCAGGTCAATGAGGCGTTTGTAGATCGCCAGTTGAGGGTCGTGTGCAAAGGTATAAACCTGAACCACCGCGTTTTTAAACGTTGGGATGGTTCGCGCTTTGTCATCTTCCAGGAACTGCACGCTGATGGTCTGCTGGTCACCACCTTCAGTTGATAGTGTCATCACCTGAGGCATGGTGATCCATGAGTCGATTTTGCGCAGCGTGCCCGCGCCAGTGCCTGCCGGGAATTTGGTGGTGTCGGTAGTATCGAATGCTTCCAGCACGATTTTATTACTGGTCACCGATTTTACGCGCAGCACCATGTTATCGAGCTTTAACCAACCGGAACTCACCTGAACTACGTCACCGGCCAGAATGCCGGAGGCCGATGCAACGGTCAGTTCGCATTCCGTCGCGTTAGAGGCTGCGGTAAAGGTGATTGGGGCTTGATAGGCCTTGGCCACGTTCACACGCGAGCCGTTAGGGATTGCGAATGCCATAGCACTCTCCTGAATTTAGGTAATAAAAAACCCGCCGGGCGGCGGGTCAGTAATCAGCGCGATACTGCATGCTGACGGGGGTGGTGTAGGTGATCGAACCTGTACTGCCGTTGGATGCTGATGTGGGGCGATCCTGTATAGGTTGGCGCACCTGCGGCGGTCCATTGATATAAACAGTCAGGTCACCATCCACCAGCGGAATCCCTTCGGGAAAAGCATCTGCGACAGACTTTGCCAGCCCCCTTGCCAGCGTCACCCCGCCGCCTGCCGGCGCGATGATGTTGAGCTGGAGAATGCCCTGATATGTACGCAACTGACCTTCCAGATCCTGCCCCACGGTTTGCGCCGGAAGAACGTAAACACGCCCGTACGGCGCATTATCCGGTGGAGTAAACGCGATGTTCGGCCAGGCCACCGGCAGCCCGAGCGAGGAGCAGATAACCGCGACGCGACCTTCCAGCAGGCCAGCGATACGCATTGACTGATCACCGGCCATTGCGCACCTCGCTCATTGCCTCACGGAACAGCTGCGCCGCGTCGATAGCTGTAATGCCCACCATCCCGCCCGGCGCCTGGGTGGAATGACCGTTTTCCAGCGCTGCCGCATATGGCAGGTTATTGGTGAAGTAAATCGAGCTGACCTGGCCCACTCTGAATACCTCAATCACCGCCATGCCACGGGAATTTGAGCCCTGGCCGGAAGCATCTGGTGTATCGTTTGACTGAGTCGGCTGGCTGTCGAAACCCACATACCAGTTGTTTTTGAACCGCCCGCCGACATAGCCGTCTGGCTTTTTGATGTCCATCGAGTCGTTTACGCGCAGGCCGCGTCTAAGCCGTCCCGATTTGGTCAGGTTGGCCGGATCATCACGCAGGGCTGCGTTATGTTCCCGCACCACAGTGTTGTACGCCGTCGCAGTCTGGTTGACTTGCCAGATCTCAGGCCGCCCGACGGGCGACATATCCACCAGCCTCCCGAGGATTTTAATACCCGTCCGGCGCACTACCTGATCCATCTCCTGCTTCGAACTATCCACAAATAACTGAATGGCAGCCAGGAACGGCTGATTAACAGAGCTGGCCATAGTCACGCCCTCAGTTGGATGTTGTAGGAGATGAGTACATCTGCGGGCTTAACCGGATTCGGCTGAACCACGCGCCACTTTTTGCCGTCGATATCAATGAGGTCGCCAATGCGCACTTCCGTTTCAAACGTGGCCGCCAGTTTCTTATCGCCCGTAGCAATCAGTGAACCGTCGATTTCACGCGTGGAGTATTCGGTGATAACGCCGGTAACGGTCGCTGTAATTGGCTCGGTGATAACCTCTTTCCCGTACTGATCGCGGGTGGTAGTACCTCCGCGAGTCAGTTGGTAGGCTTTGCCGTTCTCCGTCAGCAGCCGCGTTGCCGTGGCGCGCATGCGGCGATAGTCGATTGCCATGCTACCCCCTTTCGATCCGGACCTGGTTGCCGCCGACCACAAGCCCGCGCAGCGAGGAATAGAACCAGGGGAATGATGGAGTAGCCTTATTCGTTCCCGGCTCGTACTGCACAGAGACCGCCCCCTGTACGCTCTCAGCTATGACCGCGCCGCCACCGGAGACCGACGGCGTGAGGTCAATCTCCTGCGACTCGATAGCCAGGCGGCATTGAGCATCAATCAGGCGCTGTGGAATAGCATCATCCGGCAGGTCCACACCATCGAAGCGTACGCCGGAGCGCGGCCAGGATAGAGGCTGAGATGCGCTGGAGCGCTGACCACGCCAGGTCCTTCCTTCCAGAAAGTCCATCGACTGCATCAGCATCTGGCTACACTCGCCATCTTCGGCAGGAATGGTGTATCCGCGCGCGGCGGCAAAGACCCGCAGGTCGGACACGCTGGCGTAGCTGTTAAAGTCCGGCGAATGGGGATCGGCAACCAGCATGGTTATTCCTCCAGACGCCAGTCCAGCGCCAGCCAGTTATCCACTTCATCAGGGTGAACATCAGCGCGCAGCGGACCGCCGGGGAACTCTGGGATATCACGCACCATGACCACCAGCTCAATACCTGGCTGTTCCTGCTGCTGTTCCTGCTGCTGTTCCTGCTGGGCAGGGTTATTATCAGCAGCCTGCTGAGCTGCAAGCTTTTCCGCGTCACGCTGAGCGCGCTGTTCTCTGGTTAATCCGGCCATTGGGCCTCCTGAAAAACAAAGGGGCCGAAGCCCCCTGGGTTAACCCATGATGATGGTGGAATGTTCAGGCTGAACGGAGGCCACACCCCACGCCACACCAACCTCGTAACGCACCTGACGGTACTGGCGGTACAGCGCGATCTGGAAGGTAATACCAGATACCGGATCGGTTACGTTCATCACGTCGTCAGCGGTATCGCCGCCTTTTGGCATGGCCGGGGTACGGCAAGCCAGCAGGAATGCGTTACGGTCAAAGGCAACGTTTGGCACGAACTCGCTCAGCACAGTGACAGTTGCCTGATCTGCCAGATCCTGACGCAGGCCAGGTGCGCCGATGGTGATAGTTGAAGAGGTTGCCGCTACAACCATGTACTGGTTGTCATCACCATCGAACTTCACTGCGGTCCCGGCAGCAATACCGCCAGTGCCAGCAGAGATAGCAATAATGATGTCGCCCTCTTTCTTCTCGCCATTGACCTTATAGCCCGTCGCCGTGCTTTTCGCGGTGCGCTTGATGTTGGCGGATTCGTGCAGGTTAAAGCCCATCACACGACCAATGATGCCTTCACGCAGCAGCTGATCGGTACCGGCTTCGTTCGCTTTGAACAGTACGGACTGTTTACCACGGATTGACGCCATCGCTTCGCCGCCCAGTACCATGCGCAGGTCAGTGGTTGGTGCGCCGTTATCAGTCAGCACCTGCCGAGCGTTCGCCGCATCAGACAGGTCGTCTTTGACACTGAACGGTGTATCTTTTGGAGCACCAACAGCGCGGGAAGACTTATAAGCCAGCGATGCCAGGTCAGCATCCATTTCGTTGCTCAGTGCGCGGAACGCCTGAGAAAACTGGTCAGCCAGGACAATGTCATAAGTGCCTGATGGTCCGATGGCAAGCTGCTCTTCACCATTCCATTTGACCGGGGCCATTTTGGATTTGGTGATTTTCACGTCCACGGTACCAATGTTCTGATCACCGTCGTTTGGCGCGGTTGCCGCCGGAGTGATATCAACGGTGGTGGTTTTTGGTGCTACCGGTGCGGTCACGGTTTGGTCTTTGGCCGCGGCATCGGCTTTAGCGTTACGGGCCACCGCCGGGATAAAGCCCACCTGCTCACGGGATACGCGGTTCAGTGCCGTGTAGATGGTCGGGATCAGGCCAGTCAAAGTGTTGGACATTTATTTTTCCTTTCGATTAATCAACGATGCTCGTGCCGCCGCCAATCGCAGCCTGTTGTTCAGCTGGTGGCAGGGCGTCAAAAGCAGCGCGTTTCATGGTTTTCTGCCCGGCCTGATGCTGCGACTGGTGAGAACCACCGCCGCTGTTGCCGGACGATTTGAGGATGTAGTCTTTCTGCGGGTGCGACTCGACCAGAGATTCCAGCGCTTCATCGAAGCTGGCCAGCTCGCCGGGCTTGGTGCGGGAGAACACCTTATTGCCCTGGCCGTCGTAGGCCACAACCTTGCCGTCTTCGATTTTGAAGTTCTGCCCGAAGTACGAACGCACGAACTCACTGGGGATCGCCATCTTCTCCGAGATGAATTTGGAGCCACCGAAGCGGCCGCCGATCATCTCGTCGTAGAGTTGAGTTTCCAGTTGCTGGGTCTTGCTGTTCGCCTCTTCGAGTTGCTGTTGGAAAACTTTGGTGATCTCCGCCTTTACCTGGTCAACGGCACCAGCATCGATCAGTTTTTTCTGGTCGATTTTGGTCATCATTTCCAGGGCTTCGAGCGCCTTGGCCGGGTCGGTGATGCCAGAGAATTTCGCGAGATTGGCTTCCGCCGCTTCCTTCGCTTCACGGTGAGTTTTCGCCTCACCATTCAGGGAGGTGATTTTGGTCATCGCTGCGACCGCATCAAACGGGATCTCTTTGCCGTCATCATGGACGTACACAGGCATACCGTTTTCAACGACCACATTTCCGTTAGCATCAAGTTTCAGTTTCATTATTTTTGCTCCAGCCTTCCGGCCATACGTAATGGGTCATCCGACCCGGGCACCGCGTCGCATCCGCTCAGCGGCAGGCATAAAAAAAGCTGCCCGGAGGCAGCCTGTTAGATAAATTCGATGGTTATGTAACCGCGCAGCTTGCGGGAGTAAATTTCACCCCGCTTTCGCTTGTGGATCCGTAACGGGTGTGGATGAATACAGGCGATACCACGTTTGACATCAGCCCATACACAGCTCTTTATCTCATTGCCATTAACGAACACCCTTCGCCTTCCACGACCATCTCCAACGTAGTGAAAATCTTCGTTACGCATACCCTATTCCTCAAACGCCGACGCATCCACGCGGCGCAGTTCGTCCAGGTTCAGAAACTCCCCGGCATCATTGAACATCTCAGGCACGGTGATTTTGCCGTCACGCAGCATCCGCGCGCGAGTAACGCCCAGCACCTGCTCCTGCCGTGCGTACGGTTGCCTGACGAGCCATTCGGCATAGCTGGTATGCGATGGCACCTGTCCATCCATCGAAGCGCGTGTGGCGCTGCTCAGTTCGCCAGATGCTATCTGCAATTCCTCCCACGATTTAGTGATCAGAATTTCGCATGAGCGACAGCAGAAATGAATTTTGCCGGGCCCGCGCAGATATGGGATTGCATGGCCCAGCGGCTTACCATCGAGCGAATAGAGTTTGCGATCTCGTATGATGCACCACTGGCTGGTATGGGTGTCCAGCGTCGAAGACCACTGCTTGGCCTTTACGATATCGCTGTTGGCCAGTGCAAATTCCTGGCGCGCTGTAGCGGCCACATGGTTCACCGCCGTGCGGGTTACTACTGCAAGGTCACGACGTGAAACATTTATAACCCCGTCCTGGCGGTGGAGTTGCGGCGTGCCGGCGACCCGCTTCACAATCTGCTCGACGGTTTCACCCTGAAGAAATCCGGTGCGCACGGCACTGGTAATTTTTTCCAGCCGATCCGATTCGAGTTTCTTGCCCCACTCTTTCAGCAATCTCCCCTGAAAAGGTTGCGCCACCGCAGAGGCGTAGACCTGCTCTGGAGCAATGCTTTGCAGCGGGACGTGCTTAAGCACCTGGCCGGGAATGAGGCTGCTGAACAGGTCAAACTGATACCCGGTCTCATAATCAGCGTAACGAGTCAGTTCGCGCATCAGAGCAGCATTGACCGGTTCGTAGGCCTGCTGGTTTAGCTCCCGCACACCAGCCAGTAGCGATGCAAGGCGGCGCGCGCTGTAGGTGTCAGCGCGCTTACCCTCCAGCAGAACAAGCAGCCGGGCAGCCAGATCAGCATCCATCCTGTTAAGCAGTGCCACCATTCGTCGGGCTACGCCCGTCCCGTAGCGCGTCACGTAAAGTCCGTGAGCTATGGTCTCGTCCTGCAACCTGTCGTTTACCGAACGAGCCATATCACACCTCGCCCGGTGGCGGTTCAGTCAGAGATGCTGACTCAGCAAGCAACTCGCTCAGAACCACATCGGGATCCGCGTCGGCATCAATCAGGTTGAGTTTTTGCAGGGCTTTGATTGCATCGATACGGCGAAGGTCACCGCCCTGACGCAGCGACTGAATGGCCATCGCCGCTGGTGGATTAAACTCTTTCGACTCGACATCAAGCTCGGTGCGCACGTCAACGTTGCCGCCTTCCGCTTCACCGATGTACTCAGCCATGATTTGCAGGATATTGTCGATCGCATCTTCCAGGCTTGTCGCCATGGTGTAGAGCGGTGACTGCTCCTGCATTTTCTCTTCAGAGGTCTGGTCTACCGACTTGGTAGAAGTATTTTCGGTGCGCAGCAGCTTCGCACCTGCCTGTCGCATTTGCTCCACCAGCTCTGCCAGCGACTCTTTGCCAGCACCGATGGAGGAACCTGTATGCTCGACGTATTCCAGGCCCTGCCTTTGCCGATCGGAGAATGACGTGGCAGAGGATGAGCCAATCACCAGTTCTTGCCCCTCTTCCAGCCCGAACACCGTGAGCAACGGCACCCTAGCGACATGCAGAATGTTGTCCTGCTCGCTCTGGCTCTGCCAGTGCTTAATGTTCAGCAGGGCCATATTGAGCAATGGAGGTGAACCACACATAAACCCGGTGCGTTTGGTGTAGAGCGTAACCAGAGTGATATCCTGGCGGGATGTCTGCCACTCCTCGAATAGCGCCCAGTTCGCGGCACCGTCAGCATCTTTAGCCTTGCGGTAAATTTCCACCTTTCCAGGTGTCAGGTACCGTATTTGCTCGACCTTGGTCTGCCCGAAGTCGTCGCCGTCTTCGACCACAACCTCTTTGATACGCAGCGCAGTCAGCACCACTTTGCCGTCCACCATTTTCGACTTCCAGCCAATTACCTGGCGTGGATTGAGCATGGTGACATAGGGGCGCGCGCCGGTAGCTTTCTCTTCAGCTTTGGTTTTCACCTTTTCGGTGTCCACCCTGGGATAATCCACCAGCGCGTGGGAGAGGCCATACTGCATCGCCAGACCGAAGAATGCCTGTGCCCATACGTCCAGGCGCGTCCCTTCAAGGTCGAAGTTTTTCGCATACTCTCGCAGCTGATCCGGCACATTCTCGGCAAGCTTAATAGGCTCGGCGAATACACGCCCGATGTTTTGCTTAATGGTCTCTTCGTAGGCTGGCAGAAGCGTGGCCACGGCCAAACGTTTTTTGTAGTCCTCCCTGTCTTCTTTCGGCCAGCGCGGTAGATATTGCTCGCCCAGCTGTCGCATATAGAGCGTGCCGCCCATCAGGGCATCGTTGATATCCCACGCCTCGACCATGTTCCCATAGTCCAGATTGGGTGTTGAAATGTCAGGCATGGAGTTAGAGCCTCAGATTGGTGACTTTGCCGACTCTCTTCGGCGGTGAATGCAGAACGGCATATCGGGTAGCATCCCAGTCGTGATCTTCCTGTTGGGTATCTACATCGTCGGGGTTTTTACTGTCGCGCACGAGTACCGGCACACGGCTGATCCAGCCACGGCAGTAGTCGAATACGTAAAATGCAGGTTTCTCCGGGATGCCGGATTCCAGTTTCTTACCTTCATTGACAGCTTCGAGCATATCGGCAAACAGAGCGGCGCCGTTAACGCGCGATCCCGGCTTTTTGTTTGCCTCAAGCCATTTAACGCCCTGGGACTCCATCTTCTGCGCAATGGAGAGTTCATCATCGCCTGTATTGTAAATGGCGCTGTCAGCCGGGCCCGGTGTAACCTTCTTGCAGATGCCAGGCATGATGTTCAGTTGCCCCTGCGTCACCCCGTTAAGCTTGATTTCGTCAGGCTCAGCAAGTTCATCGCCCACCAGCCGTTTATCTACCCAGGCAACGCCCTTAGCGACGTTTGTTGATGACATATTCAGGCCTTTGTTCAGCTCGTCCGGTGGGCAGCCGTACCACTCGCCAATAAGAATCAGCGTCCCAGCAGGCGGGCAGAACTGGCGGCCATCAGGCAGTTCTGCGGCGGTTCCGTCGGATCGTGCCCACCAGAGGTTGGAAAACGGTTTCGATTCGCCCCAGTCATGCGAGCGGTCGACCGTCCAGCTATCCGGTATGCGGAATGGCTTGATGACATGATGCGAGGCATTCCACAGATGGTCGAAACGTCCGCCGCTGGTAACATCCCACGAGCCCTCAACCCACGCCTTACGGCGATTCGGGTCTTTGATGGCCATCAGCGTTGCGATGTACTGCGGATCGAGGTACGGGTTCTCTTTGAACGAGCCGTGAATCGCAACGCGGGTAAGCGTGACGTCCTCTTCCCGCTCGGTCTGCGGGTTGAACACCTTCTGTGTTTCGCGAATGATAGTGCCGCGCGGCGCCGGCTCAATGAATCGTTTTTTTACCCAGGTGTGGCCGATGCCGAACGGGTTTGTGGTGCTGAAAGTCTCCAGCGGGATCGGCTTAAGTAATGAACCATCTTCCAGCGGGTAATTCTCTGGCCGGAACGATGAGCGCCGGCAGGAAAACATCATCTCGTAAAACTCAGATGACTGCTGCTTGGTCAGTTCGTTGAAACCGATGAACGGGAATTCCTGCCCGTGATAATCCCAGTAATCGCCCTCCTCCTTGCCGAAGCGAAACAGGAGTTCTTCTCCAGTCGGCCATACCCAGCGCAGCTCGGATGCTGACGCCAGATAGCGCGCACCGTCATTAAATAGGCGATACATACGCTTCGACTGGGTGATGATGTCGGTGAGGTTTTTATACTCGGTATCGAAAATGACACCGCGCCAGAACGAGCCGTAGCCCAAACCAACCAAGCGACGAAAGCGCGCCAGCTGAGCAGCGGTCTTGCCCGGCCCACGCGTGCCCTCGTAGAGGATCTCGTTACACGGGCAGCTCAGGGAGAGCGATTGCGATCCCGGCAGAGGTTTCCAGACGGCTTTGTAATTCATCCACCCAGAACCTCGCTCTGTTGCTTCTGCGCTGCTGCTTCCCAGTCGTCTACGTTATCGCAGGACGGTACCGGCATAATGCTGTGGGTTGCAGTGACCTTCTGCTCCACCTGCTCTTTGAACGCCTGCACGCTTATGTGCTTGCCAAGTAGTTCAAGGTTCTTCACCTTATCCGGCCATTTGATCTTTTTGAGAATAGTCTCGGTGGTCTTCTCGTCGAAGTCCTGAATCGTCGTCGAAATATCCATTCCCTGAAGCGTGATGCGCCAGACCTTAGGCCACAGCGATATGGGTTTTAGCGTTCCATCGTCACGGAGGATGTCGAGCACATCCATCTGGTCAATCTCAAACAAGCGCCTCAGCACATAATCAGCATCAATGTCGATTCGATCATTGCGCTCCGCTTTGAGTTCGGAGATTCTGGACTGGATACTAAGTTTCGCTAAGTTTTGAGCGCCCTGTTCGTTCGCGGTCTTTTCGCTGTACCCCGCCCGAATAGCCGCTTGTGTGGCGTTTAAATCGATGAGGTACTCGCGACAGAACATTTCTTGCTTGTCGGTGAGTGCCATTAATCTTTCCTAACAATGAGGTAATTATTCTTGGACAGTTACTACATAACCATTAATGCAATACAAATCATGCTCGCGAAAAGCAATGGTTATTATTTAATCGCTTGGTCTAATCAAAACCGTACTGCCGGTTCGAAAGATGAGTTGGCTAAAATTTTGGCTTCGGAATTTGGCATCACCAATCTTGAAGCTACCAACTACGTTGCCGATCTGAACTAAATGATTATTGCCATCGAAGCGATAATAGGCCGCATTCGATGGCCTCCCAGTCCGGTTTGCTCATTCGTTACTCCGTTGTTTGTTCTGCTGGCTGTTCGGTCTGCTCTTCCGGCACCGGCGTGAACTCCACGCGCTTTACATCAGCAGGAGCGAAGTACAGCCACTGCCCCGTCTCCGTCGCAAGCGGCACAAAGCCATTAACCAGTTCAGGCTGACGTCGTGACATCTTGCCCGTGAAGGTTTCGCCTGTTTGGGTGGTTAGCGTGATTTGGTAGATGTCGGACATTGAGAGCCTCTTTAGCCTTTAACGGTGGTGCCGTCCTGCGGTTTAGCTTCACTCATTTCGTAGCCTTTTCGGTTATGCGCCAACTTGCTTTTGCTGGCTTGTGGATGGATATTGCTGGGATGAAACACATGGAGATAACCAAATGAAGCAGATTCTTTTTGCGTGGTTTGTTTTAACAAATACCTTTGCCTGCATCACCTTCAGCATTAACGTGAACAACTCGCTAATGCTTGATTCAGCTTTGCCGTGGATTGTTGGGATTTCTCTTGCAGCAATCACTAATTACTTATTGGCTAAAAAACTGAAGAAAAGCGGTTTTTTATAGCACGTGCTTAAGGCATTGGTGTCTTCACTATTTCAGGCACTGCGTGCTGATGTAGAGTTGCATGCCGCGAATCATTTTGTCAGCGGTTGCGATTCCGTCCCGGTGATCGAAATAATTCCGTCGAGCGTCTGGAGTAAGTTCGGGGGTTCCTGCATCATCCACGCCGGTGGCGGAGGTGGATTTGGACACTCCAGGGCAGGTTGCGGCGATGCGCAGCCGTTTAGCGCCAGAATCGACATCCCGACGCAAATCGTTAATGGTTTTTTTCGCATCGGACAATTCCTTCGTGTATTTGGCATCCAGCGCAGCCACATCTCGCTGACGCACCTGCATATCTTTGATGGTTGCGTTAGCTAGGTTGAGATTTTTGGTGGCCTTATCGCGCTGGTCTTTGTAGGCGATCGCGTTGTCGCGGTAATGGTTAATAGCCCAGGCCATGGAAACGAGCAGGCAGATAACGACAGCGCAAATGATGGATGTTAATCGGCTCATCGCTCATCCCTTACGGATTGCTGAACTTTGCCTACCAGTTGCGTATGCGAACCTACTTCTGAAATGCCGATACCGCTTATGCCGATGTATTCCTTCCCGGTTTGCTGATCCTGAATGAGGTATACGCCACGCCAGTTATCGTAAGCCAGGGTATCCCTGAACTCTGACATTTTGGTCACCTTAATGCGGTCTGCGTCAGAGGACAGTTGAGAGGAAACAGCCATTGTTGATTTTGCTGGCTCAGGGCCACGATCACAGGCCGTAAGCATGAATAATGCTACCAGTAATGCCACTCTCATTTTTGGCTCCATTCGCATACTTCACGCTCAATCTCGCGTCGGGTAATAAGCCCCTTCCACTGCTTGCCACCGGCATACGTCCAGCGCTGCAGTTCTTTACATGCCCCCGGCACATCACCGGAGTTCAGCTTCTTCAGCAGCGTGGAACTGGCGAAAGCACCAGAGCCAACGTTATAAGTGAAGGAGTAAAGCGCGGCGCGGGTAGGCTCTGGGATGCGAACCTTGATCAGCGGGTCGATGGCGTTTGCCACCTTTCGCAGATCTGCCTTCAGCAGATTGTCGCACTCTTTGTCTGTGTAGCGGTGACCGCGGCGGATGTCGGCACCTGTGTGCCCATCACAAACAGTCCAGACGCCGACCACATCCTGATAGGCGTAATAACGCCGTCCTTCCAGCCCATCAGCATTGCCCAACATCACTGCAGCAATGGTGATGGCTCCGGATCCGCCAACAATGGCACCCACCAGCTTATTCCTGAGTGTCGGGTTCATCTCGGCTCCTGCTGCGGCGGTTGTCTTCGCGGATCTTGAAATAGAGATTTGTCAGATACGTCAGTACGGCAATGATGATACCCACCAGCACGCCGATAGCGTTCCACTGCTCGGGACTGTAGGCATTCAACATGCCGTTTAGGATGCTCCCGGCTGAAGCGCCATAGGCAGCACCAGTGGTTATTTTTTCCATGCGATACATGCTCTCACCTCGCGTAGTTAGCGGGTGCTGTGTGTGTGTTTGAAAAGGGTCAGGCCCTCGGGACGATTTAACAAGTAGGCGTGTCGATGATGGTTCCCGGAACCTGAGAATAAAAAACCTGGCGACAAGCCAGGAAGATGAGGGTAAGGCAATGTCGGCTCTCTGGCCGTAAATACCCTGGCTGGGTTTGGCTCGCCTGGCTGGATTCGAACCAGCGACCAACCGCTTAGAAGGCGGTTGCTCTTTCCTCTGAGCTACAGGCAAATAAAAAGCCCCGCACGATGGCGAGGCTATTAATTCTTTGTCGACCTACGAAGCTATGGCGACGATATCAGATTTACATGAAATGTATGCTATTTAATTGACTTTTGCAATACCCTGCTTCGAAAAAGTCGCCTTTTGTTGTGATCGTGCTCTCGCAGTGCAGAGAAGAGAGTCGTCATCAAGTCGTTTAAAGATGGCGCACATGGCCCGCCAGTAGTCGGCGTAGTTATGGCACCAGTTATCAGGCTTAACGCCACACAGGGCCGCCAGATCCTGATGCTGATACACATCCTTACCCGCCAGCTCCGCTTTGACGTCCTGCGCCGCCAGCCAGATTAGCTTCTTCAGGCGCTCCATCGTCTTGCCAGCCACCTTCTTCGCGCCCAGCTGTTCCCGGAACTCCGCCCATGCCCACTGAGTAATCGCTACCTGGTATTCGAATCGGATGTTCTCGCTGTAGTTCCACAGCAGCCATGATTTCTGGTGGTCTTCAAGCGACAGGACGGCGCGGCGCCACGATGCGGTCACGAACTCAACCGGCCCCACCAGCGCGATAGACGAGCCCTTGGCGTGGGACTGGCTTCCACTCATCGCTGGTCCGTCTGGGTTAACTTTCCGGCCGGTGACTGGGTCGGTGATTTTCTTCCGGCCCCGGCTGCGCGCCGTCGCGGTGAACTGCGCGTTTTCGGCGAAAGCTACCAGCTGCCCTTTCGTCGCCCCGCTGAGGTCTGCGGTCGCCACAATGAGCTGCTGACGTACGTATTCCAGTTGCTGACTGTTCATGCGGCTTCCTTCTGTGGCTGGTTGGTTTTGGTCTGGCTGTGCTTTGCTACTGGCGGCATGCTGGCGCGCTTAACGCTTTCTGCCTGGTACCGGAGGAAGTCGGCGTGGTTCATGCTGCCTCCGCCATTAGCTGTTCGTACGTCAGGTAAAGGCCCCAGCAACTGAAATGGACGTGCGCTTTCACTACAGCTTTTTCCTCATTGTTCCAGCGACAAAACCAATTGATTGCGCCGGATACCTCGCGCTCTATCTGGTGAGCTCCATCAAGATGGATCGGATACACCACGTCATCAAAGACAGCAGCGGTAGTCATTGGGTACTGTATTTTGCTCATGCTGCGTGCTCCTGTTGACGTGCGCGGCGCTTCTCCAGCGACCGGGCTTTGCGGGTGAATATGGATTTGATGCGCTTCAGATATGGGATATCGAACCGGCGCGGCTCGTTGTTAGACTCAAGACGCTCAACTCGTTCCAGGCCAATGCGGTCGATAAGACGGATGCGATACTCGACAGCATTGCCGCTCAACTGGCGATTACAGCGTGTGCAGGCACTATGTACGTTGAATGTGTTGAATTTCAGATGTGAGGCCGCACCACGCGAACGGTAATGGCTGGCGTCAATGGCGCTTCCAGTTAGGTAATTGCTTTTGCCAATAAGTGGATTGCCGCAGCTGACACATGGCTTACCTTCATCGCGGATCCTGATGTAGCGATTGAAAGCTGATTGAGCCTCTTTATCCCACTGAGATTTAGATTTGAGTGACTCGCGCTTGGCCTTGCGGCGTTTTCGCCCGGCCTTCTCTGCCTCCTTCTGCTCCTTGATGCGCTTCGCCGCGGCTTTCACCTTCTCCTTCTCGCGTTCTTCCATTGCGAGGATTGCTCCGTGCTCAGGGCAGCACCAGCGGATCCGGATGTCATGGAATTTCGGCACGAAGTATTCACCGCATACTTTGCACTTACGGCGGGATGGTTTACGCATGATTCCTCCGTGCCGCGAGACGCAGCCATTTCTGATCCACCAGGCGGGCTGTGTAGCCTTTCAAAGTCGGGATGTCGGACGGCTTAACCGCAGGCTTACGCTTGCGGCGCGCCGGAACGCGAAAGATTTCGTTTGTGATGACGCGGGAAAGTGGAGTTGACATCAGGCCTCCTGCTTATCGCGCAGCACCTGGAATTCGCTGCTTTGAGGGATGGTCAGGACGAGACCGAATTGCGCACACCACCGCTCCACCTGACACATGAAGTGGTGCATATCGCCGGTATCAAGATCGGAGGTATGGCGGAGCTGGCGTTCTACCGTTTTCTCCCCGGTAGTGAAGTCGGTGTATTCAACGTCTTCGTACCCGAGAAAGGTTTTTTTGAGGTTGCGCTTTACCCATTCCTTGGTGGCGTCAGTGCGGCCGGAAGCGATCAGGTATGCGCTGATCTCCTCGTACCAAACGTGGCTAAGGCTATTTTGCGAAAGGCTGCGTTTCTCACGCCACGGCTTGAGCTGAAGCCGGAAGCATTGCCCGTCATTCAGAAGTGGTTGAAGGTGCTGGTTGATAGCATTCAGGTTGCCACGATGCAGCTTGATGCCGTCTTTTGGGAGAATCATACGGCCTCCTTGACGGAAACCGCAGAATGCAGAAAATCGCAGGTGCATTTCTGCATCTGTGACAAGGTGAGGAGTTCAGATTGTGGTCGCATTTAAGTCCCCTTAAATGCGCAGAAGTCACCGGAGTTGTTCAGGCTCCGATGACTCAATTATGGCGGGTTGATTCCATAAAATCAACGTAAGTGAATGGCCTCATTTGAGTCCACGAATTCAATCTTCCGCATACTTACAGCAAAGCGAGCATACATCATTCCCACCGTGCTCTTCATATGCGCTTTTAACAGCATCAGTCATTTCTTTAAAGCTTTCGAATGGATGGCCGCCGTTGCTTTTTTTATAAGCTCCAGCAGCGTATTTGTAGATGTCGGACTCTTCTATGCCCTCATCAACATAAGTGCCCTCATGATGAGGGCACTGTGTTAAAGCGCCAACCCTACCAAGCATCTCCAATGCCCAACACTCTTGTTTCATGCAAAGTTGATCGATACTCATAACGCCTCCTGTTGGTTTTACATCGCCAAATGAATGTACCACCAAGAAAGAGGAAATGAAGCAGTTAAATTGTAAAACATGTGTATATATCAATGAGTTAAAATAGTTTGCTATTTTTTCTTACAGCCTTTCTGCGTCGAATGGGTTAGGCATCACTCATCATCCTCATCCCAATCATCGTCGTTATCGTCAACCGCCCACAGCAGCGGGTTGGTAGCTTTGCTTACCTGGCTTGCATATCCGCTGCGCCCAAGACTTCTCAGCACGTTGTATATCTCGAACATCTCAGTGCGTTCATCGCCAAGATCCAATTCACAGGCCAGTGTGTGACACTCTGTAGCAAGCGAGGCTAACTTTTGGAGGAATTCTGATTTACTCACGACTTCACCCCCTGCTGCGGTGCTGCTGCGAGCATGGCCCGCCAGATAACTGTGTGCTGAACCAGGAACATAGTGTCATCCTCCGAATCGAACAGGACATCATTGCTACACATAGCGGCAGCTATCATTTCCTCTGTAGGCTCAACCGGCACCAGTTTCCAACCATCCGGAATCACCGGAGAGTTGCCATCGGCACCCTGAAGCATGGCGGCGCGGCAGGCGTTCCAGCCAACAGCTTTTCCGTGTTCAAACGCGCTATCAAAGTCATCATCCATTTCCATCTCATCAGGCACAGATACCGGCGCTGGAGGGGCTGTGTAAAGTGGCATTACCTCAATATTGAAGATATCCCCCTCGCTTGGACATGCCTCTGCGCTACCGTAAACCCAAGGGTGAACGACTCCGTTACGCTTGTTGATTAATCTGTGCGCCCACGCCACAGGCTCCGCTTCCATCCCCGCAAGCGCCATGCGTGCCAATGCAGATGCATCACCACACTGGACGTGATCGGTTTCAATGATGTGCTGTAATTGTTCTTTGGTGAATGTCATGGGTTAGTCCTTAATCACATTCTGACGGTTGGAGCGGCAAACCAGCGCCCAGAAATTCATATCGCAAATCAGCGCTACGCGCATTTCCGCCGTAAAACGACAGCCAAGCTTATTTGACTTGCCGACAGACCGCCGACGCTTGCGCATTAACTTGCGTGCGTGTGCCGCCTGCACTTCAACCTGACGATGCCTTGAGGCATAAACACCCTTAGGGGGTATCTTCCGAGCCTGTTTCTGATAAGCGGTTAACAGGTCATGTACGTCTGTAAATTTAGCCATTTCACTCCCCTTTACCGGCTGCGGTGGGGACATCGATGCCAGCAGCAGACAATGCAATGCTGAACGCTTCCTTCAAATCTGCTATCTGCTTGTCTTTGGCTTCCAGCTCATCTAGGAGCGCCAGCACAACATCTGGGGTTATAGCATCATTGAATTCGTCGCGGTCATAACCCCAACTATCGGATGCTGCTCTCTCCGCCATTTCACGTAGCGCCTGTTTGTCGATGTTGCTCATTGGGCGGCCTCGCTAGTTAACTTTTCGAGAATGGCATCAAGAGCCTTCCGTTTTCCGGCATATCCGCCACCAACCCACTCTCCACGAAGCAAGGCGTAATATTTTCCGTCGTCTTCGTGATACGGTCCTCTGATAGACCAGTCGGTTGTGATGGCGTCGATCGCCTTTTTAGTTTCTGCGAAATCCATCATGCTCATACCCCTGCCCTCCCCCAAACCATCAATACTCGCTTCATTGCCGCGCTGTTGCGGCATTCCTGAAATATTCCGTTGGTGCAGCTGAGCGCTGTACCAGCTTGCTCTTCCGGCGTCGCCAGGCGATAAGTCACCGTTCGCCAGACCTTGCTCACGCGGACAATCTTGCGGGACCGTTCCAGATCGATAGCATTCTTCGTGATGCAGTTGATGGTCATGCCACACTCTGTGGCCACATCCTTAGCAGTGAAGGTCCGGTGCGTTTCGAGATAACGCAGAATTGCCTGCTTGCCTTTCATTGAATAAGCCCTCTCTCTTTCCCGCGCTGATACTCTTCCCAAAGCCATTGGGCCGGGGTGAGAGCGCCGAGAGTCGCCGCATTTGGCATGCACCCGAAGCTTTTTCCTTCCGGGTGATAACCGGCCTGACGGCTCACGTGATTTGTCGGGATCACTTCATCAGAATTCTCGAGCGCCAGGACGGGGGATGGTATTTTTTCCCCACCAGCAACTTTCAGCGCCCATTCCTCAAGTTTTTTTGACGCGTATTTTTCAGTTTCAGCCTCGCTCAGCTGGCGCTGGTACATCGCTCTGCGCGTATCGGTCACAATCCAGTACATGACGTCATGAGACCACGGGAAAGCTTCTGCTCCGCCGGTATGCAGCCCTTTTTCGCGGCTATACCGATGGAACTCATTCATCACATCAGCCAGGCCAATGCCAAGTACCGTGCCGCTATCCTTGCACCATTTGATGAATTGCCCCGGAGAAGGCCAGAAGGGTGATTCACTGGCGCGGGCATGCCGTACACCTGCGGAAAGTTGTTCGCGGGTGCGGATCCCATTCTCTGAAAACGCTGCGATCCACTGACGCTTTGCCGTTTTCTCGTCTGCGTCAGTTTTCAGGTTTGTCTGCGTAGACGCAGGGAAAATCTGCTTCAGCTGCCGAAATAGAGAATCAACAAGCCCCTCAGCCTCAGGGTTGATAACCTTCTGCTGGTCGGTACTTCCGTTCGCCATTCTGGAAAGTAGCGCACCATCACGGCCGTTTACGGCTTGCATAATCTGATTGTTCACAGGAAGTCCTCCCATCCCTCGCGGCTGTTCCAGTGAGGCGTTTCCTGCTCGGCACGACTACGCTTAGCCAGCGGGTTAACCCTGGCATTCCGGATCCAGACTCTGAAAGCCGAATTCCAGTCGATTAGCTGCGTGCCGCGGGAAAGGTGATAGTCCCGGAAGTTCAGCAGCTCAGTTTCAATGCTCACCCCCTTCTCGGCAGCCATAGCAATGTGATCTGCCGACGGCTTAAACAGGGGCGGGAATGGAATCTCCCCGTTTGGTGAAATCCCGATCCGCCGCTTAGCGGCTTCGCTCATAAAACCATCGCGCCCAGAGAGAGAGTTAGGTTCAGTGACTGGTTCAAAAGAGTGACTGGTTCTGGTGCCATCTGGTGGCACAGGGGGTGTGCAATCAGATGGCATAGGGTGTGCTTCTTCGTGGCATACCCCTGTGCAATTTAATGGCATAGGGGTGGCATCTAATTTCAGGTAATACACATTTGACGTGTTACCTTTTCCGTTGTTGACGCCAACACGGTTCTCACGCCTGATAAGCCCCATTTCTTCAAGCGCATCAATATGGTTACGAACAGCCGTTCTGCTGCATTCGCATTGGTCGGCGATATGTTGATACGAAGGCCAGCATTCGCCTTTATCGTTGGCGTTATCGGCCAACTTAATCAGGACGAGCTTACGCAGTGAGTTTCCCACTTTGACCCCCATTGCTTTCGCCATAAGTGACATGCTCACGTGCTACCTCCGGTTTGTTTACTCTCTTCGATTTACTTGGCATAATTGCCTCGCAATTGACTGACGTTTATTGCACCTGAAAGCCGTTGGTGTTAGCGCACCGCGGCTTTCGCCATTTCTGTAGTTCTCACATAACCCCCAGCATCGACGTAACCATCGTCATCAGCGGCCCTACCTGCTCCGGCATGAGGCGGAACAGCGACGCTATACCCTCGCTTACCTCTTTCAGCTTTTGATGCTCTGGAGCGTCCAGCAGCACGGCCTGTTTAGCCTCTGCGAGTTCTTTCTCGGCTTCAGCCAGACGAGACATTTTGCAATCGGCACCGATCAGGCGAGTGCGATACTCAACCGGCAGCACGGCCATGATTGCCGGCGCCAGCTGGCGAATGTTGTTGGCGGCGTATTCGGTATCGCCGTCGATCCAGCGGAATACCTTCTGCATCTGGCGGTGCGAGTCGGTCGGGATATCCAGACCGGTTCCGCCGGTTGCCCGCCACTCTTCCACAATCAGCGCTGCGACAAATTCACGGCTACGGCAATTAGCTGCCCAGGCCCGAACTGCCGCGCGGATCCCATCGATGTTTAACGCCTTGGAATCAGGTTCCCGGCGATTCTGGTAAATCATCGCCGTTGACGAAAATTTGTTACCTTGTTGATACGCAAGTGAATGCATTGCTTTCCCTTTCGTGATTAGGGCCGCCGTTAAGCGGCATGGTTCTCTGGGTGTGGAAACAGGTCGGGAAGATCAGGTCGAATTTCGTGTGCCTTAATCTCGCCACCAGTAGCGTTTACGATGGCTGTTACTTTTTCCGGAGATACGGAACCACCGTTAAGCCACTTGTGAACCGCTGGCTGGCTAACGCCGCAAATATCTGCGAGTCGCTTCTGGCTGCCAACGATTTCTAAAGCTCGTTGAATAACTTTGTTCATGGATTTTACCTATCCGATTACTGGATTAATGAAAAGATAACCCAAGTTATGGGTATTGTCCATAACCTTTGTTATTTTACTCTACATAACCTCGGTTATATATTGATAAGATGAAAACATTTGCAGAACGACTGAACGCGGCTATGTCGGCCGCTGACATATCTCAAGGACAGTTGGCTGATAAAGTCGGTATATCCCAGCCTGCAATTCAAAAGATGACGTCAGGTAAAACGAGCGGCAGCCGTAAGATGGTCGAGCTAGCTCATGCTCTGGGTGTAAGGCCGGAATGGCTTAGTTCTGGAGTGGGGGAAATGCGGATTGATGGTAATGTGCCATCGGCGGCCCAACCGGTCTCGGAAACAATTGATGTCTTTCGGGTTGATGTTTTAGACCTGAAAGTAAGCGCTGGTCCGGGGTCTTTTATGATTTCTGAATTTGTTGAGGTCCTGCATGCTATTGAGTTCACAACTGAGCATGCCAGATCTCTTTTCGGGAACCGCACTCAAAATGATGTGAAGGTGATGACCGTAGACGGTGACAGCATGTGCCCAACGATTCAGTCGGGAGATCGCCTGTTCTTTGACGTTTCGGTGAGGAACTTCAAGGTTGACGGAGTATACGCATTTGTCTTCGGGCAGCACTTCCATGTCAAGCGCCTGCAGATGCAGGGCCTGCAGTTAGCCGTGCTTTCAGATAATCCGGCTTACAAAGATTGGTATGTGACAGAAGAAAATCAGGACCAGCTATACATCATGGGTAAAGCGCTTATTCACGAATCGATAGCTTACAACAAACTGTAGCAGTGGCCGGAAGAGACTTTTGGTTAGAGACGAAGCTGCGGCTGGTGAGATAGGAAAGGTGTTTTGGTCGGCGTATAGCTGGTGATGCTTCCCGTGGATAATGAAAAGCTTGGTTGATTCAACATAATCCGGGATTCAATAAAAATATAATTGAGGATAACTATGGCGATTTCTAAAGAAATGCGGAAGCTCATAAATAAATGGAAAACCGGAACATCGTGGCCTAAACGCCTTGAATGGCTTGAAATAAAGGGTATTAGAGGTTGGTCGGGACAGAGGGTTGATTTTCAATTCCCTATAGTAGCTCTCGTTGGAGAGAATGGGTCTGGTAAAAGTACTGTTTTGCAATGTGCTGCATCTGTCTATAAAGATAAGAAAAAGAGATTTGCGTCATTCTTTTTCCCGGACACCCCCTTCGAAAAAATACAAAGTGCCTACATTCGCTATTCTTATAGAGAAGGTCATAACTCTTTAGTTAAATCCATTAGGAAACCAACAAATCGCTGGATAGGAAACCCAGACAGGCCAGCTAGAAGGGTTGAATATGTGGACTTAAGTAGGCTGCAGCCAGTCAATGCTAGGTTGGGATATTTAAAGTTACTTAAAGGTGGCTCTACTGAGCAATCTCATGAAGCATTTGACCAAGAGAGGCTTGATAGGCTTAAAAATATCATCGGTAAGAGTTATACGGCAGCCGGATTATCAACAACCACAATTGATGCCAAGAGACCAGTAACGGTAATTTCAAACGAAGGTACTAGGTATTCTGGATTTCACCAAGGCGCTGGAGAAATTACCGCAACTGAACTTATTGCTGTGGATTATCCAAAGTATGGTCTTATCTTGATTGATGAGATAGAAACATCGTTACATCCACGCGCTCAGCGACGTTTAATGCGTGACCTAGCCAATCTAGCTAGGGAAAGAGAGCTTCAGATTCTTATTACGACGCACTCTCCTTATATTCTTTCTGAGCTGCCTCCAGAAGCTAGAATATATCTCATGAATGGTGTTGAGGGGAAAACAGCTGTAAGTGGTGTAAGCCCGGAATTCGCCATGACAAAAATGGATGAGGAAAACCACCCAGAGTGCGACGTTTATGTTGAAGATGTCGTAGCTAAAACCCTAGTGTCGGAAGTCATCGCCAGCTCCAGGGAGAGAGAATTATTATCTAGAGTTATGATTATTCCTTTTGGAACCGCAAGTGTTGGCATGGCATTGGGCCAAATGGCGCATAATAATAGATTCCCTAGAACAACTGTTGTCTATCTCGATGGGGATCAATCCCCGGCGCAAGGATGTACAATTTTGCCAGGGGATGATGCCCCTGAGGTTGTGGTTTTCAATGCTCTGCAAGAGCAAGGTTGGCCAAACATTTCAGAGAAGATAGGAAGAGAGCCGGCAGAAACTATAGATGCATTGAATGCCTCTATGAGCAGTGCAGATCATCATGGATGGCCAAGGGCAGCTGCCAATTCGTTAAATATTGGTTCTGAAATTCTCTGGCATGCGATGTGTTCATCTTGGGCTAAAAATTGCATGAGCAGCGCAGACCTTGACGCTGTACTACAACCAATTGTTGACGCATTAGAATCTGAGCGCTAAGACCCACGCTCTGGACCCGCTCATAAGCGTCGCTAACCCAGCACAACCCGGCCACTGCGCCGGGTTTTTATTGCCCTTTCCGCACTATCTCCGCTGCATCCCTGTTCACGCCCTTCCCTATCACGTTTCCTGTTTCCTTCCGGTACTGCTTCAGCTTGTCGATGATGTTTTGCTGGGTCATGGGTAAATCAGCCAGTGACAATTCCATCACCGCCCGCCCCATCGCCTGAATTTTCATGCTTATACGCTCTTCATCCAGAACCATGCACATCCCTCCTGCTGTTTTTTTAAGCATAGCACTCATGATTTACAAAAATAAATTCATTTAGTTATCATTAATTTATAACTTATGTGATTGATATTATAAATTAGGTTATTGCCATCACTCATAACTAAGGTTATCTTTAACCCATCGAAACGAAACATCGACAGCTGAGCGAAGTTAGCCAGCGGCGGACAGCAAGTCGCCTGCTTTTTAACAACATGCAAAGTCGGAACAGCACTCGGTAATCCTGTTTAGACCCCAACGCACAAAATGCGGCGTATCACCGGCGGCGAACCGGTCGGTGAGAAGACTACCCCCTCGCGAGAGCGATAAAGGCGTGGGAACGGGCAACACTGGCGGGATGAGAGGTGCGAAGCGCAAAGATTTACCAGCATCTCTTTACGAGGGGCTGATGGTAAATAACCAGAGGGGTGTGTATGTCAGATAAAAAAACGGCGCCACTACTGCTTAACGTAGACGCCAGTGAGGTTCTCACTCAGTTCGGGGAGCTTTTAAAGTTACTTGAACTTCCAGCCAGTTCCTTTCAGGGAATTCCTGAGCATGTCGTCGATCTGTTTTTTGACCGTGTCCGTGGCCTGATTGACAACATCGTCCTTAGTGATTTCGCGACCACAGTCAGCACAACTGACGCCGGTGAAATTTGTCTCAAAGTCAAAATCATCGGGCTGGTTGAACATCTCACTTCCGCAGTCAGGGCACACGGTCCGCATGGTTTGCATGAATATATCCTTTCTACTGTTGGGGAGATTAAAGAGTAAGCGATTTCTTGCTGTTGGGGAATAGCGGGAAAGCGCGCGCCGGGCGCGGATAAATACCCCGGCAATAACTGGAATGTTTTGTAGTGCAGTGAATTGCAGCTGCATCGACGGCAACCGGAAGATAAGCACCCGGCGCTGCACCACAAAGCATTTCTCCCGCATCAGCGGGTAACGACAGAGCCAGCCTCAAGCACCGGGCGCCGATGCTTGGTGATGGTAATACTGCCATCTCAACCGCACAGGAGACGATGATCCTGTTCTGGTTGGATTGGAAAAGTCTTCTTGGCCCGCCAGCGCGCGGGCATTTTTTTGGAGGTTGCATGTTTGCTACTGACATCTCACTGAAATACGGCACTCATCAGCCAGAGACGATTCTGGAAACAATGCCGATTGAAGAAGCCTCCGAAATCATCAAGGAGAAGCTTCGTGATGAAGTGCGCCAGGAACTCGAGTGCGAGTATGGCGATCGCCTTTATGAGGCTGAAGAAGAGGCATCAAACTGGGAAAGCAGAGCTGATGACTATGAAAGCGATGCGACTTGCCTGGCTAAGGCCATAAGAGAGGCTTTTGAATCTGCCAGCTTTGAAGATGCAAAGGTGATCCTCCAGCGAGCGATGCACGACCATAAAGACTATTTCTGAAGACCCGCCACGGCGGGTTTTTTCATACCTCAGTCGCTTCACCGAGGCGGCTTAGTTATGACAATCGGCGGCCATCCACCGCCCATTGAAACACTGAATAAATGCGTTGAAGTCTTGTATTAACCGTTCCGTTCGCCGCGATAAGGCCAAGAGGATTTATGACAATTGATTTTGAAGTGAACGCTACAGGTATTGATGTTTCAACAAGTGGTTACCGCGACCACGTCAATTTAGAAGTTCGTGGTGTGGAACTCTCAGACCTTGTCTCTGAAATTGAAGGCAAGGCGCTCTTTCAGGAAATTGATCTTGATGACTACATAGACTGGGCTGAGGCCGCTGGTCACATCGAAGACATCCTTGAACGGCTTGATGTAGATGAAGTTATCGCATGGTTGCGCAGCAACGGACACCTGGAGACTGAATCATGACAGTCACCCACAACGGAAAGCAGTACACCGCCAAAAAGCTCAACGATAACGAGTGGCAACTGACGTCGCTATCGGCACCGCGGGAAAAACTGGTGCTGAACCGTTGGCAGATGCATATCGCTGGCCTCCTGGAACAGGTTGAGGTGAAGGTATGATTGGAATGCACTACGGCACCGCATCAGTGCCACGTGGCGAGGTTTTACCGGGCACAATGCTGCAACACCACGGTAAAACTTATCGCGCCTCTGCGAACGTTGAGAAAGGCCTGTACGCCTTCAACATCTTCGAAAAAACCATCATCAAAAGTGATTCCGTCGTTGTGCTGCTGAATGAGCGCGGCGAGCCGATGGTTCACTGATATTAACCACCCTATTCAACCGATCGGCCTGGCTTTTTGCGGGCGGGATCTGCACATCCAAATTTCAGGAGTTCAGCCATGAACGCATATCTCACTTACGACCGCATCGAAGATCGGCGCTGGGTTGAGCAGCAGCTCACCGACGAGAAAGAGAAGTGGGTCGACGACCGGGCGCAGCAAATCATCGACATGATGCCAAAAGAGCCGTCCGGCCTCTTCCACTTCACGATCCCGATTGACTCCAGACCATACGAAGGACTTCGCAGCGATAAAGTTGGCGAGGCCTACAACGATTTCATTTCGGCAGTTGCTTACGCCCAGGCGGAATACGACTGGGAACACCGGACCGGCTGCCCGTTCTAAGGAGGGATTATGAGCTTAACCCTTGTTGATTTCGTCAAACAACAGGAGCCGCTTTTCATTAAGGCGGCAACTGACGAGCGGATGGTATGGGCGAAGGAAAGCCAGTTCGCCATTCAACTATTTCAGAACAACGACTACCTAGCCAAAGTTGCATTCCAGAACCAGACCAGCACGCAGAACGCAATCATCAACGTTGCGGCCATCGGCATTTCGCTAAACCCGGCTCAGAAGCTGGCTTACTTGGTACCGCGTAAAGGAGCTATTTGCCTCGACATCAGTTACATGGGCCTGATGCACATTGCGCAGCAGTCTGGCGCCATTAAATGGTGTCAGTCGGCAATTGTTCGCAGAAACGACCAGTTCCGGCGCGAAGGGCTCGATAAGCCGCCGATCCACATCTACAACGACTTCGATACCGAAGAGCAGCGCGGGGACATCGTAGGGGCGTATGTAACGGTAAAAACTGACGATGGTGATTACCTCACCCATACGATGCGCATTGATGCCATCTACTCCATCCGTGACCGGTCTGAAGCATGGAAGAAGTACAAATCTGACAACAGCAAGAAGTGTCCATGGGTCACCGATGAAGAGCAGATGATCCTCAAGACGGTCGTGAAGCAGGCAGCAAAATACTGGCCTCGACGTGAGCGCCTGGATGCCGCCATCGACCATGTTAATACCGAGGGTGAGGAAGGTATCAACTTCTCAGCAGAACGCCAGCCAGAACGCGATGTAACCCCAGCAGCGGACGAAATTATCAAGGAGATTAACGACGTCCTTATCGCAATGGATAAGACATGGGAAGAAAACCTGCTCCCAGTCTGTTCGCAAATTTTCCGTCGTGATATTCGCGATTCATCCGAGCTTACCCAAGCCGAGGCAGTTAAGGCCCTAGGCTTCCTCAAGAAGAAGGCGGCAGCATGAACGCCAATCCACTTATGCCCGGTGAAAAATACGGGCACTTAACCGTCAAAGAATACTCGCACATGCTGAGAGGTAGAAGGATGTATCTATGCCTTTGTGTGTGCGGTAATTCCTGCCATAGAGCCGCGAATCAGCTTAAAAGCAACTCAATGAGCAGCTGCGGATGCATGACAGGAAAAAACACCACTCACGGCCAGCGCAATACCCGCGTTTACAGGATTTGGAGCGGGATGAAAAATCGCTGCACGAACCCAAACAACAAAGACTTCGAAAAATACAGTCAGCGCGGTATCTGCGAAAGATGGCTGACGTTCGAGCTATTTCTTGAAGATATGGGTCTCCCTCCTACGCCCAAGCATCAGCTTGATCGGAAGAACAATGAAGGTCCGTATTCTAAAGATAATTGCAGATGGGCAACCGTTACCAAGCAGGCCGAAAACAGATGTACATCGTTTTACTGGTTTGTTGATGGATTGCGTTTTGAAAGCGTCGGAGCCGCGGCGAATCATTTTGGCGTGAAACCAGCAACCATCCACAAATGGTGTCATGGCTACAACAATAGAGGGATTAACATCCCGCCAAGAGCCAACTGCCGTAAGGAGAGGAAATATGGATAACAGGTGGCTCATTAAATTTGAGCAAATATTTGGGCCAATCGCACAAATTGAGCAAGGTAGCGAGACATGGGCAAGAGCGAGACTCGGAGTTATTACTGCCTCTGAAGTGCACAACGTCATTTCCAAGCCAAGATCGGGGAAGAAGTGGACAGACATGAAAATGTCCTACTTCCACACGCTGCTCGCCGAGGTATGCACTGGCGTGGCGCCAGAAGTTAACGCCAAGGCGCTGGCCTGGGGGAAGCAGTATGAGGAAGACGCACGCACCCTCTTCGAGTTCACTACTGACGTGAAAGTCACGGAGTCTCCGATCCTGTTCCGTGACGAGAGCATGCGCACTGCGTGCTCCCCTGACGGCCTTTGCAGTAACGATTTCGGCCTCGAATTGAAATGCCCATTCACCTCTCGCGACTTCATGAAATTCCGCCTTGGCGGTTTCGAAGCCATCAAGTCTGCGTACATGGCCCAGGTGCAGTACAGCATGTGGGTGACCGGGAAAGAAGCCTGGTTCTTTGCCAACTACGACCCGCGCATGAAACGCGAAGGCATTCACCACGTCGTCGTTGAGAGGGATCCGCAGTACATGTCCGACTTCAACGAAATGGTGCCGGAGTTCATCGAGAAGATGGACGAGGCGCTGGCGGAGATCGGCTTCACGTTCGGGGAGCAGTGGAAATGAAACGCACACCCTTCTATCGCAGGCCCGGGCGCACCGGGCAATTTTCCGGCCTCCGTGAACGCGTTATCTGGATGATTCAGACGCGCGGCCGCCCGGTAACGGGCAGCGAAATCGCCGAGAAGTTTGGCGTAACGCTGATCGAGTTTAACCGGGTCGCCAACGGCATCACCCGCGGCACCGGGCAGATAGCGCAGATCGTTGAGTCGGAGAAATGGCTTAACGAGGACGGCATCTGCGACCGGACATTTGACCTGGTCACGAAGCCAAAGGTCTTAACGCCACAGGGTAAATCGCGGCTGTTCACCCGGCGCGCCATTGAGCAATCGCAGGAAGGTAGACGGCAGGAGTGCATAGCGCGTGCCGCCCGCCGTCGCCGCCTGATTGCTCAGGGCCTCTACATCGACGAAATGGAGTCAGTGCTATGAAAGCGTGGTCACTCGAAGAGCTGGCGCTGCTGTGGCGACACTCAAACTCTGAAGTCGCAGAGATTACCGGCCGCAGCATTGAAGAGGTCGGAGATAAGCGGCTGCAAACCAATATTGAGCGTAATGGCTGGGATGTTAACGATCCGGAGCGGGAGGGTTCATGATTCATTTTCACGGCGGCCCTATTACTCCTGACACATGCGCGCTAAAAGCATGGAAAGGCAGGCACGCATTCATCTCCTTCGCCAACCCCGGCCAATTATCTTTGGCTAGCGAAGTCACCCAGTCATTCGCGCTGGATAACGGCGCATTTAGCTTCTGGGATAAGGGCCAACCAGTTAACTGGTTCGACTATTACGAATTCGTTAAGGAGTGGATGAATCATCCTCGTTTCGCGTTCGCTGTTATTCCAGATGTTATCGGCGGCACCAGCGAAGAGAATGACGCCCTGATTTCTGAATGGCCACACGGCAAAATAGTCGGCGCGCCGGTGTGGCACATGAACGAGCCCGATGAACGTTTCTTCCGCCTGTGTAGAGAATTTCCGCGCGTATGTATCGGCAGCATGGGTGAATACGACGCGAAGCGCCCGCGCTCATGTCGGGCAAAGTTACGCGATCTCATCCGTCACGTTGTTGACATAAACGGTTATCCGATAACAAAGCTTCACGGCCTGCGCATGCTGAACGCCGATATATTCCGACACATCCCACTGTCGTCAGCTGACAGTACTAATGTGGCGCGCAATATCGGAATCGACAAAGCATGGGATAAATCAGCCTACGCGCCGGCAAGCAAAGAAACACGCGCTGCGGTGCTGGTTGAGCGCATTGAAGCCTTTAACTCAGCAAGTTCGCTGAATTACGACGCAGAACGCGATCGGTTCACGCCACAACTTGCTTTCGAGGTGTAATTCCATGACCGGAAAATACTCTCTTATCTACGCTGATCCGCCCTGGTCTTACGGCAACACCATCAGCAACGGAGCCGCTGCCGATCACTACTCCACCATGAAGTTAATCGACATCAAGCGTCTGCCGGTGTGGGAACTTGCCGCCGAAAACTCGGTGCTGGCGATGTGGTACACCGGCACGCATAACCAGGAGGCTATCGAACTGGCCGAGGCCTGGGGATTTACCATTCGTACGATGAAGGGCTTTACCTGGGTGAAGCTGAATCAGAACGCCGAGCTGCGCATCAACAAGGCGCTGGCCGAGGGTAAAGTCACCGACTTTTACGACTTTCTCGATCTGCTTAACGCCGAGACACGCATGAACGGCGGCAACCACACCCGTGCAAATACCGAAGACCTGCTGATTGCCACCCGCGGCGCTGGGCTTGAGCGACAGCACGCCGGGATTAAGCAGGTGGTCTACAGCCCGCTCGGCGCGCACAGCGAAAAGCCTTGGGAAGTGCGCCACCGGCTGGAGCTGATTTACGGCGATGTGCCTCGCATAGAGTTGTTTAGCCGCAGCGCGGCACCGGGCTGGGATCACTGGGGAAAACAGTGCGCTACCGCCGCGGTTGAATTGCTACCAGGCTGCGCCATCGATGTTGTTAAGACGGAGGCCGCATGACGCCAGCAGCTTATTACAACGAAATCGACCCGTTCGCTGCTCAATGGCTGCGTAATCTTATCTCCGGCGGACATATCGCCCCGGGCGAAGTTGATGAAAGGAGTATTGAAGATGTCACACCTGACGACCTGCGAGGATTCACGCAGTGCCACTTCTTCGCCGGAATTGGCGTCTGGTCTCATTCCCTGCGCCTCTCCGGATGGCCTGACGATAAACCAGTCTGGACCGGCTCCTGTCCGTGCCAGCCTTTCAGCGCGGCGGGCAAAGGAGATGGGTTTGCTGACGAGCGGCACCTTTGGCCCCACTTCTTCCACCTCATCAGCGAGCGCAGACCTCAGCATGTCTTTGGCGAACAGGTTGCAAGCGGTAACGCAAACACATGGTTCGACCTTGTACAAGCTGACCTGGAAGGATTGGGATACGCCTTCGGGCTTGTGCCGTTTGCGGCAGCGGGCGTCGGTGCTCCGCACATCAGAGAGCGGGCCTACTGGGTGGCCTACGCCAACAGCCAGATCGACGACCGGCGCAGGCACATCGGGGCGGATGGGAGGAATGAACATTCAGACTGCAGTAACCCTGACAGGTTGGCCGACACCCACAACGATCGACAACAATCAGGTTGCTGGCCAAGCTGCGGCTGCAAATGCGCCAAAGCGGGGAACCACCTTAGGCGGAGCATCAAGGCTTGCAGGCTGGGTGACACCAACCTCACGCGACTGGAAGGACTCGGCGGGAATGACTGCGCAGCGGGATGGAAAGGACAGACTCGATCAGTTACCGCGCCAGGCGTACACATGCGGGCCCTTGAGGTTAACGGTTTTTGGCGAGATGCGGACTGGCTCTTATGTCGAGATGGCAAATGGCGTCCAGTTGAACCCGGCACATTCCCGCTGGTTGATGGGGCTGCCGCGCGCCTGGGACGAGTCGAGTCCGGGGTGGCCAGAGTGGCAAGCAGCAACCGCGTCGGCCGACTCAAAGGCTATGGTAACGCCATAAACGCACAGGCTGCGGCTGAATTTATCCGGGCCTATATGGAGGGTTTGTGACACCAGAAACAGACAGCGCCAGTTTTAAGGCACTAATCACCCGGGAGCTTAAGGCTCCCTTTTTATTGCTGGCGTTCACCTTCAACCGTATTAACCGACAGTTCATGGAGCACTGACTATGACACCAGATACCATTGACGCTGCAAGCGAGCTAACTCAGCAGCGAATAGAAATGGCAGTAGCCGCTCACAGACTCAACCACTCAGCAGTATCAGCAACGCACTGTGAGGAATGCGGTGACAAGTTACTTGATGAGCGCCGGAAAGCGTATCCGGGATGCACGATGTGTGTGGCATGCCTTGAGATTGTCGAGTTACGGAAGAAACAAGGAAGGTCATGATGGGTTCTGATATTTGCAAAGGTGAGCGCTTTCAGGTTGGAGAAATTTGGAAGTCACCGCGTGGGTTCTTTTACAAGGTGGTTGAGGTGATTGGCAGCCAGGCAACTCTGCGGATGGGCTGCGATGGAAGCGGAAGAAAGGCTCGACGATGGGTCGATGCAATCGCCGGTTGGTCAATCTACAAGCGGGAGGAGTGATGGATTACAGCAAGATGAGTGACCAGGAAATTAATATGGCAGTGGCAGCAATAATCCATCCTGAAAGCACGGTAATTGAAAGCAAAAGCAGACCACCATGTGCGTGCATCACAGGGCAATTACCAAGCTATTGGGTCGACTACTGCAACGCCCCGGCAGACGCATGGTCGATTATCGCTGACAAGAAAATCTGCCTAGCGTTCGACGTATTCGCCGAGCCACAGGATGGCGGTGGCTGGGTCGCTTCTCCAGCTTATGGCTGGGAAACGGAGCGAGTACGCCATGACAACCCTCTCCGCGCTGCAATGATTTTATTCCTCAAAATGCAGGAGTCAGCCAATGTTCCAGCTAATTCAACGGGGTCAGATTTACGCTGACCAGCACGGTTGGCCCGTCATCATCCATAGCTGCACTTCTCAGATAGTCCGCTACTGGCGACAGGGCCGGATCAACACCGCTTCAATAGACCGTTTTAACAATGATTTTGAGCACCTCGATCACCGGGAGGCGGAGCAGATCCGCGCCGAACTGGAGACGAGCGAGCACATTAAACGCCTGCGCGCTATGCGTGCGGCATGAGGAGAGAATATGTCAGACCAAAGCAAATTTTATGATTACTACATGGTTGAAGGCGATGAAGTGAAGTCGCTTATTGCAGGTTATGACGATATCAGAGAGCAGCGTAACTCTATTCTCCCTGAAGCGGCCGGCAAGGTCGGCGCTATTGCGTGGACAACGTCCAGTGGATGGGGTGGCGGAGGCGGTTTGCTAAATGGTTTTGTATGGGAGAAGGGATATCAATTCCCCTGCCCTATGACCATTAAGCGTGAAGAGATGTTTGATGGTAAGCGAGTGGTGCTGGGGAGAGGGAAAGGGAATACAAAAGAGGGCCGGGCTTACAACAAAGAGCTCGACTCGGTAATGGAGGAAGCCAACAAAAAGCTGAAATCTCTGCCTGAGTGGAAAGACTACATCGTTAACCACTACGGCATTATGCGAACCGGCATCGGCGGCCAGTCTGGACGTGGCTTCGGTTTCGCGATGCTCTCTACATATGGCGGTAAGCACCCGGGCCGTGATGACTGCCTGGTATTCGCTATCCCGAACAATAAAGAAGAGCGGCATGGCGAAGTAGAGATACCGGGAAACTTCCAGAAAATAACCTACGGGCAGTTTTACGACATCGCTAACCAGCCGAATGACTGACGCAACTGATAGCCAGTTATGAGCTGGCTATTGGGTGCGAAAGCACCGCCTCACATCCCTTGATGTTATTGCCGCCTACGGGCGGCTTCTTTTTGCCTGGAGAAAACCATGAGCGACATTATTCAGTTGGTACCGAATAAATGGGTCACAGAGGAACTTTTAACTGCGACAACCGGCATGTCAAAGCACATGATTCAGCATGCCCGCCGGTCTACCTGGATGGAGGGAAAGCATTATCGCCATGTTGCCCCTGATATGGCACCTAAGCAAAACAGCCCAATCATGTATAACCGCGATGAGATAAACCACTGGATCGAGCACCAAAGCCCAGCGAAACGCCGGAGAATATCTGCTTAAATGTCCTTTGGCACATCAAACGAGGAATGATTATGGCAGCATACCCAACAGGTGTAGAGGTTCATGGCGAATCGTTACGCATATGGTTCATATATCAGGGGAAGCGTGTCAGGGAAAATCTCGGCGTTCCTGACACGCCAAAAAACAGGAAAATGGCAGGCGAACTTCGGGCTTCAGTCTGCTTTGCGATAAAGACAGGCACATTCAATTATGCCTCGCAATTCCCTGATTCATCGAACGCAGAGAAATTCAGCACTGTCAGAAAGCAAATATCACTACTTGAACTGAAATCGAAATGGCTTGGGCTTAAAGAGATGGAGCTTAGCCTCGGGACGTTGAGGCGTTACGATTGCCACCTCACAACCACTATCGAAACAATTGGTGAGCACAGGTATATCGGCAGCCTGAACACTGAAGATATCCTTAGTGCCAGGAAGGAGCTACTGAACGGCTGGCAGAAGACCAGACATGGCCTAAATCATCCACCCAAAAAGGGAAGAAGCGTTCCTACAGTCAATAGCTATATGGCATGCCTTGGCGGGATGCTGAGCTTTGCTTTCAAAAGTGGATACCTGAAAACCGATCTGATGGCAGGTATTACCCCTCTCGCAAAAGAAAGACCCATTCCAGATCCTCTTACTTCTGATGAGTATCAGAGAGTGGTTGCGGCCTGCCCAACGCTACAGTTTCAGAATATGGTTATCTTTGCGGTAAATACAGGCGTCAGGCATGGCGAACTAAGCGCGTTATCCTGGGAGGATGTGGATACTGTCAACTGGACTGTTACAGTGTCACGGAACTATTCCCTGAAGGGAAACTTCACCCTGCCAAAAACCAACGCCGGGATTCGAACAATACAGCTGACCCAGCCAGCAATTGATGCCCTCAAGGCGCAAATGCCACTGACCAGAATGATGGCATCCCACAAGGTAAGCGTCAGCCTACGGGAATACAAAAAAAAGAGAACCGATGAATGCACCTTTATATTCTCGCCGTCCATTACTTCAATGAACGGTAAGAAGACGATGTGCTACGTCCCAGGATCCATTAATTCAGCCTGGCGCACTGCCCTGCGTCGTGCAGGCGTCCGACAAAGACGGTCTTATGAAACCAGGAACACATATGCGTGCTGGGCACTGGTCGCCGGAGCGAACCCAAATTTCGTTGCGCACCAGATGGGCCATTCGTCAGCGCAAATGCTATTCACGGTTTACGGTAAATGGATGACCGAGAATAACCATGACCAGGTGGGAATTTTGAACGCATCATTTACTCAAAATGCCCCACAGATGCCCCATAGAAAAACCGCATAACCTTAACTATCTGATTTAACATATTAATATCACTTCAATCATGATTCATCTGGATGAGCAAGGTCGGATCGTTTGCCTTTAGCTTCCTGCCGGTAATGTTCTGTATCGCCATTCCTCTGGGTCTGGCGCGCGAAAACAAAGGCGTGGCGGCGTTTGCGGGCTTCGTTGGCTATGCGGTCATGAACCTTGCGGTTAACTTCTGGCTGACCGCCAAAGGGATCCTGCCCACGACCGACGCGGCGGTACTGAAAGCCAATAACATTCAGAGCGTGATTGGTATTCAGTCCATCGATACCGGGATCCTTGGAGCCGTGATCGCGGGGGTGATTATCTGGATGCTGCACGAGCGATTCCACAACATCCGCCTGCCCGATGCGCTGGCCTTCTTCGGCGGGACCCGCTTTGTGCCAATCATTACGCTGGTTGTGATGGGTCTGTTTGGTCTGATCATCCCTCTGATTTGGCCGATTTTTGCCATGGGGATCACCGGTATTGGCCGCATTATCAACGGCGCGGGTGATTTCGGCCCGATGATTTTCGGTACGGGTGAACGTCTGTTGCTGCCGTTTGGTTTACAGCACATCCTGGTTGCCCTGATCCGCTTTACGGAAGCCGGCGGCACCATGGACGTTTGCGGTCATTCCGTTAGCGGCGCGCTGACCATCTTCCAGGCCCAGCTGAGCTGCCCGACCACTCACGGCTTCTCTGAAAGTGCGACGCGTTTCCTCTCTCAGGGTAAAATGCCTGCCTTCCTCGGCGGCCTGCCGGGCGCTGCGCTGGCGATGTACCACTGTGCCCGTCCGGAAAATCGTCATAAAATTAAAGGCCTGCTGATCTCCGGCGTTATTGCCTGCGTAGTGGGCGGTACGACAGAACCTATCGAATTCCTGTTCCTGTTCGTGGCACCGGTACTGTACCTCATCCACGCCGTACTGACGGGCCTGGGCTTTACCGTGATGGCTGTGCTCGGTGTGACCATCGGTAACACCGACGGTAACGTGATTGACTTCGTGGTCTTCGGTATCCTGCACGGTCTGTCCACCAAGTGGTATCTGGTGCCGGTTGTGGCCGCCATCTGGTTCGCGGTTTACTACGGGATCTTCCGCTTCGCCATCACCCGCTTTAACCTGAAAACGCCTGGCCGCGATACCGATACGGCCACCAGCGTTGAACAGGCGGTGGCTGGTACCGTTGGGAAATCCGGATATAACACGCCTGCTATTCTGGCGGCGCTGGGCGGTGCGGATAACATTACCTCTCTGGATAACTGCATCACCCGCCTGCGTTTGTCGGTGGCGGACATGTCCAAAGTGGATACCAACGCACTTAAAGCTAACCGGGCTATTGGCGTAGTACAGTTAAATCAACACAATTTGCAGGTCGTCATTGGCCCGCAGGTACAGTCAGTGAAGGATGAGCTGGCAACCCTGATGCGAACCGTCGAAGCCTGA